TTCGCCGCAGCGTTTCCAGAAGATAGAGATTTAATACAAGGCATAGGGAGCCTAAGAGGATAATGTCAGTACCTTTAACAGCCAGAATTACGCCGGAAGACGCAGCCGCCATTGCGGAGTATGAAAAACAATACGCGCAATACGAACAGGATATGGAAGTCTATAATAATCGTATCAGAGAATACAACGCCGGTCCGCGTACAGAAAGTTTTCAGTATACTCAACCGACAGCCCCTGTCCCTACCGTGTCACAGCAACAGGTTTCTGAACGGACACAAGAAGATTTAATGCGTCGGTCTCAAGGTCTCAGTGTCGTTGCAGATCCTTCGCAATATAATTTGTCTGGCTTTGGAATAGGTTCGCTACCCGGTGTGGACAATCTAGCCGGGTTTTCATCACGGTCTTTTGGCGGCATTGGCGGATTTATGGGTCGAGGAAAACCTGTTCGTCCGGAAGAGGAACAAGCCGCGGGCATCATAACTTTACCCGACGGCTCAATATTTGATCCTTCTCAAATTAAAATTGCTCCAATCGATTTTTCAAAACTTAAAATGCCGTTTGAAGGAATGACGCAGGCAGAAATACAAGAGAGTATGAGAATGATGGGTCAGCAGAATCCGGGAATCGCCTAAATTAACCACTGCCGCGCATCCTCACCCATGACTTGACCGGCTAGGTGTATCTTTTCTTTCAGCGCTTTCAATATCTTTTCGTCTATCGTATCCGGTGCAACGAAATCAATATATGTCACCTTCTGGTCTTGCGAGATGCGGTGCGCTCTGTCTTCCGATTGCCAGCGTATTTCTAGGTCATAGCTGTTGCTGTAATAAATTACAGTCTTTGCCGCGGTCAGTGTAATCCCGTACCCGCCTGTTTTGGGCTGGCCTACAAAAAACCGCAACGGATCATCCGGGTCTTGGAACTTATCTACGGTCTCTTGGCGAATGTCTTGATGCGTGTCGCCATAGTAAGTCGCCACCGCGTCTTGCCCAAATCTGGTCTGCAACTGTCTTTCAATGTCCTTAATGTCATGCGTATACGTGCACCAGATAATCGCTTTGCCGCTTATCTCTTCACACACGTTCAAAAGCTCCGTTGTCCGACTGCTCTTGATCGTGTTCAAGTTCCCGTCATCGTCCACCAAATGACCGCAACATATTTGCTGTAATCGCATAAGTTGCGTTAGCACGCTCTGGGTTGTGGCAAGCTCTCCATTGTCCAGCTTTGCCAGAGCCAACTTTTTCATCTGCGCGTACAGCTTGGACTGCTCGTCGGTCAGCGGCACTTCGCGTTTTACATAAACCTTGGCGGGCAAATCTAAGCACTCTTCTTTCAATACCCGATTGCTGAATTGGTCCAGTTTGCCGTTCAGTTCTGGCAGACGTCGATAGTCCACTATTTCTTGAAAAGACCGCCCTTTGATCTGACGGTTTTGCACAACAGCATATCGGTTCTGATAGCTGTAGTAGCTCTTGTGTCCCAGCGCCTTTTCACTCAAAAACATGCATTGGCTAAACAAATCCATCGGGCTCTTTGTGACAGGGCTACCCGTCAGGATACGGCGATACTTGGAAAATTTACGAAGCTGCAAAATGTTTTTGGTCCGCAACGCTTTGCGGTTTTTAATCGTCGTGCTCTCGTCGATAATTACTATGTTGTTTGGGTTGTTCTGCAAAAACAAAGCGCCCGCTTTGGTCCCACGAGCCGTGCTGAACGCTTCGACGTTCATGACAAATATCTTCATGCCCGTGAACGGTTCTTTGATTAGTTCGCGCAACTCTTCTTGATATTTTTTGGAAGTGCTTGGCGTCCAGCGCACCACGGACCGCGGAACCGCGTCCCACAAATGCGTAGGTATCTCGCCTTTCACCCAATTGTCGTAGACGCCCTTGGGCGCGATAACCAAAGCCGCGTTGATCTTTTGCTGGCTATACAAATATCCAATAGTATCAATTGCTACCTTAGATTTGCCCGTCCCCATATCCATAAACAGAGCGTAATATTCGGCTTCGCAAGATTCCTGCAAAGCGGTCATTTGGTGGGCGTATGGTTTTGTTTTGAAGTGGTACATAATTTATCCTTGACAAGCGCATAAAAACAGATACTCTCTCACCTGTCAAGTTTGGACACAAACTTTAACAACGGAGATCGAAAAATGAACGATTTTTTAGATGAACTTGAGGCCGACGTTAACGCCGGTCCCAGCAAAGTGGAAAGCGTTAATCAAGTTGGCCTTTCGACTATCGCGGAACTGGCCGTCGCCATACGCACCAGCGAAGATAATATCGCAAATCTCGAAAATCTGCTTAAGGAAAAGAAGCGTGAGTTGCTGAAACTTACCGACGAGGACTTGCCGTCAATGCTGCAAGAAATCGGCTTGAGCGAATTTAAATTAGAGGACGGTTCCCAAGTCACAATCAAACCGACTTACGGGGCATCCATCAAAGTGGAAGAGCGGCCACAAGCCTATGAGTGGCTCAGAGAGAATGGATATGATGATATTATCAAGAACACAGTCACCTGTGCTTTCGGGCGGGGTGAGGACGACAACGCTTCGGCGTTCGCGGCTCTCGCTGAAAAAGAGGGCTTCATACCAAGTCAGAAAGAAGAAATTCACAGTAGTACGCTCCGCGCTTTTATCAAAGAGCGTGTCGAAAACGGCGATGAATTTCCCTCTGAACTTTTCGGGGCCTATGTCGGCCAACGTGCAGTCATTAAGCGGAGTAAGTAAAATGGCGAAAAAAGGTGAGGTAGCAACGACCTCTAAAAAAGCGGTTGCAAAAATGGATGTAAACCTTTTCGAGCAGGACGCTGGTCTTGGTAATGAAAATGTGGGTCAGGAAGATCTGGCTCTGCCGTTTCTTAAAATACTTAGCGGTCTGTCCGATGAGTTGGACATCGTGGAGGGGGCCACACCGGGCATGGTTTACAACACGGTTAGTGGTGAATTGTTTAATGGTAAGAACGGCATCAAAGTCGTGCCTTGTCATTACAACCGTCGGTTCTTGCAATGGGCTCCTCGCGGCTCTGGTTTGAAAGCGCCCAAGGCTATCTTTACACCCGGGGATGTGATGCCAGAAACTAAACGCGATAAAGACACAAACAAAGACATGCTGACGGACAGTTCCGGTGACTATCTGGAAGACACGCATCAGCATTTTGTTTTGCTTGTAAAAGAAGACAAGACGTTTGAGGCTGCGCTTATCGCAATGAAGGCGACTCAGTTGAAGAAAAGTAAAAAATGGAACTCCATGATTTCTTCAACCGTAATCGAAGGCAAGAGCGGATTGTTCACACCGCCGCGGTTTAGCCATATGTATCATTTGACAACACTCAAAGAATCCAATGACAAGGGCAACTGGCACGGTTGGGAAATCAGCAAAGTTGGTCTACTTGAAGATGCTGGGCTGTATCAGGCGGCCAAAGAGTTTTCACGGTCTATCCAAGCCGACGAAGTTGTTGTGAAACACACCAATGAATCTGCTGTCGAGACAGAAGCAAGCCCATTCTAAAAACTAAGGCGGGGCACCGCCCCGCCTTGGCACTTGGGGGCCGAAATGTCTGTCAAAAAATTCAAAACCATCTTTGATGGTTTGCAGCTAGCGTATGGCGTTTTTAAGATTGAAAAAACTGCGGCCAATGGCAAGTCCACCGGACGGGCCGCAGTCATACGCGAACCGCGGACCAACGATACATGGAAAAATCACCTCGCTGGTAAGGGCACGGGAATTGGAATCATTCCAATAAACGAGCAAAACCAGTGCGTCTGGGGGTGTATTGACATTGATCAATACCCTTTGGACCACAAACTGTTAATAGAAAAAATCCGTAAGCTTGATTTGCCTTTAGTTGTATGCCGCTCAAAGTCAGGCGGAGCGCACTGCTTTTTGTTCACCACGGAATGGGTGGATGCCAAAGACATGCAGGCAACCCTACAGCAGATTGCTGCTGCACTTGGTTATGGTGGCAGTGAGATATTTCCAAAGCAAGTAAAACTACATCTAGAGCGTGATGACGTAGGTAATTTCTTAAACCTACCGTATTACAATGCTGATGAGGGTCTGCGCTATGCCTTCCTAGACGACGGTACAAGCGCGACTTTGAAAGAATTTTTTGAGCTATACGACAAGTACAAACAAACACTTGAGCAGTTACACAAACTGCAAATCGGTGATGAGGCAAGCGGCGGTAGTTTCTATGACGGGCCACCTTGTCTGCAAATTCTAGCAAAAAGCAAAATAAGTGAGGGCGGCAGAAACAACGGGCTGTTTAATCTTGGTGTGTATCTGCGTAAGGCTTACCCCGATAGCTGGGAGTCAGAAATACTGACTTACAACATGCAGTATCTGGACCCGCCCTTGCCGTTGTCTGAAGTAAACATCGTGGCAAAGCAGTTGGAGAAAAAAGACTACGCTTACAAATGCACCGACGCGCCCATCAACTCGCATTGCAACAAAGAGCTTTGCCAGACCAGAAAGTTTGGTATCGGTGCGGCCATACAAAACGCCGCGATAGGTAATTTGCGTAAATACAATTCTGTGCCGCCGGTCTGGTTTCTGGATGTAAATGGAGAACCCTTGGAACTGGACACAGAGGCTTTACTGAGCCAGCCCGTGTTTCAGAAAATGTGTATGGAGCAACTCAACTTCATGCCGATGTCAGTAAGTAAGCAGATTTGGGAAAACCGGATTAGCGCTCTTATGAATGAAATGAAGGACAACGAAAGCGCCATCATTGAGGTAGCTCAAGACGCAAGCATCAGCGGTCAGTTCTACGAATATCTCGAAGACTTTTGCTCGAATATGCAGCAAGCGCAAGACAAAGAAGAGATCTTGCTACGTCGGCCTTGGACCGACGAAGAGATTGGCAAGACATATTTCCGTCTCAAAGACTTTGAGAACTTTCTGAAACGTAACAAGTTTTTTGAGTACAAAAGCCATAAGATCGCACAGAGATTGCGTGACATGGGCGGTGTTAGTACACTATTGAAGGTTAAGGGCAAGCCGATACGGGTGTGGATAATACCCGCTTTCGATAGCCCAGAAGTGGAGATTAGCACAAAAACTTTTAATCAAGAGGAGGCTCCGTTTTGATTATAGCAAACGGATTTGATAAAGCTTTTGTCGGAACAGCGCACAGAGCGGGTGCTCTTAGAATAGCTGTTTACGACTTGGGTAAATGCATCAAAGTGCTCGTTGACCGGGATGGCATGACAGAAACAGAGGCTGAAGAGTTTATGTTTTTTAATGTAGTTGACGCCTATGTAGGCCCAGCTAGTCCCGTGTTTATCGAGCGTTTTGGAACTATCGAAGAAGCTATCGAAGACATTGAAGAAACCGATGTCGTCGATTACCAGCAACAAACCGTGACGTAAGATGGACACCAAAATTTTTCGCATCTATGGCCCGCCCGGAACGGGTAAAACCACAGCCTTACTTAACAAGGTAGACGATGCGTTAAATGACGGTGTTCATCCAAACAAGATCGGCTATTTTGCCTTTACGCGCCAAGCTGCAAACGAAGCAGTAGACCGCGCCGTGAAGCGCTTTGACTTGGAAAGAGACCAGTTGCCTTGGTTTCGGACCTTACACAGTTTCGCTCTGCGTCTTTCCGGCATACGTCAAGAACAGATCATGCAAGCGGAGCACTACAGAGAGTTAGGTGCTGCTTTGGGCGTGGACCTTGGTGCCGTCAACGCAGCTAGCAGTGACGATGTATTTGATTTCAACAAGCGAGACAACCCGTATATCAGCCTGATTAACTTGGCGCGGCTGAAAAAAATTACTTTACGAAAACAGTATGACGAAAGCGACGCGGATGTCGAATGGTCAAGCCTGAGTTATGTGGCGCGGTCCTTCCAAGAATACAAAAATAAATTACGCCTCTACGATTTTACGGACATGCTCGAAGTGTTTGTGGAACAAGGCAGCCAGTACTGCCCGCCACTTGAAGTCAGTTTCATCGACGAGGCACAGGACCTGTCGCCTTTGCAGTGGGACGTTGCCCACGTAATCGAAAAACACAGCGAACGTATTTACTGCGCTGGGGACGACGACCAAGCAATTTATCGCTGGGCTGGGGCAGATGTAGACCACTTTATTGGTCTGAACGGAGGCTTTGAGGTCCTTGAGCAGTCATACCGCATACCGTCAAACGTCCATGCAATAGCAAGTAAAATTGCAAAACGCATTCGCCGCCGCGTCCCAAAAAACTATTTTCCCAAGCAAGACAATGGTTTAATAGAGAAGATAGTGAACACCAACAATATAAGCTTTGAAACAGGGGATTGGTTGATTTTGGCGCAGGCCGCATACTTGTTGGATGAAACCATGCAGGATTTGAAAAACCGGGGTTACCTTTACAGCTACCGCGGACGACGGTCCATTTCCGAAAAGATGTCTGAGGCTGTAAACGGTTGGGAGCAGTTACGCAAAGGTCGTGAGGTGACCGGTGCCACAGCCCGCATAATCTATTCCTACATGTCGGCTAACAAGCGCATCAAGCGTGGTTTCAAAAAGCTGCCGCAAGTAAGCGACGACGACATGGTCACACTCGAATATCTACAAGATAGCCAAGGTCTTCTTGCCACAATAGATATGATCTGGCATGAAGCGATGGACCGCCTACCAGAAAAAGAACGCGCCTACATCACTGCGCTCTTGCGTCGTGGTGAGAAGTTCAATGCCCTGCCCCGCATAAATATATCCACGATCCACGGGTCAAAAGGCGGCGAAGCAGAAAACGTCGTCTTGTTTACCGACCTATCGCCCGCGGCACTCAAGTCTTCCGAATACAGTCCAGATGACTTGCACCGCGTCTTCTATGTAGGTGTGACCCGCACAAAGAAAAACTTATTTCTTGTTGAGCCACAGAACTTTGCAAAGGCGTATCAGATATGAACCCACGTTTTAGTTTTTGGAAAAGTAAAACAGCAACAGCCTCATGGGGTTTCGGCCTTGTCTGGCGTAAACCAAGAAAAGGTTGGGTGCACTACCCCTTTGCGTGGCATGGCTTTCGCAGAAGCTTTATCAAAACTTTGGAACACTACAAACATGCAAGGAAATACGGCAAATGAGACGCGAAACTATTTTAGCAGAAGCCGAATCCCTAATTAACGGGGACCGTGACAAAGAATACGGCGAACCCAGTGTAAACCATAAGCGTATTGCAGAGCTTTGGTCTGTCATATTGGATCAAGCCGTTAGCGAACAAGACGTTTATCTTTGCATGATAGCCGTCAAAATTTCTCGCTTGATCCATGACAGCGAACACGAAGATAGCTGGGTAGACATAGCGGGCTATGCCGCGCTTGGCGGAGAAGCTGCCATCCCACCTCTTAGAGAAGATATTACGGAGGTTTAGATGAGCCTACAGTTAGCTTTTGACACGCCGAAAAGCGAGTGGGTGCCCCCGCTTGAACTGCCGGAAATATTCGACGCAAAACAAATAGCAATAGACGTTGAAACCAAGGACCCGAACCTCAAATCAAACGGTCCCGGCTGGCCGACAGGTGACGGTGAGATAGTTGGCTACGCCATAGCAGTTGACGGCTGGTCCGGTTACATACCTATCCGGCACGAGCACGGTGGCAATTTGGATGAGAAAATAGTCAACCGCTGGCTGAAAAAAGTTTTTGAATCGCCTGCCGATAAAATCATGCATAACGCGCAATATGATGCGGGCTGGATTAAGCAGATGGGCTTCGAGATAAACGGGCGGATTATCGACACAATGCTGATAGCTAGCATTCTTGACGAGAACCGGTTTAGCTACAGCTTAAATGCAATCGCCTATGACATACTAGGCAAGGTGAAATCTGAAAAGGGGCTGACTGAAGCGGCTCGCAGCTTTGGTTTGGACCCCAAGGCTGAGATGTTCAAGATGCCCGCAATGTATGTGGGCCCCTACGCCGAAGGCGACGCGGAGCTTACGCTTGAGCTTTGGAATTATTTCCAAGTCGAACTGGGCAAAGAGGACCTATGGCAGATAGCGAACCTCGAGCTAGACCTACTGCCTTGCTTGGTAGACATGACATGGCGCGGTGTTCGTATTGATCAGGACAAAGTCGAACGCACGCGGAATGCGCTGCTGAAAAAAGAAAAACAGGTCCTCAAAAAGATAAAAGACCTTGTCGGAAACGACATTGAGATATGGGCCGCGGCTTCTATCGCAAAAGCTTTCGACCAGTTGAGCATACCCTACCCGCGTACAGACAAGGGCTCACCGTCGTTCACGAAACTATTCCTGAGTGACCATACGCATAAACTGCCCAAGCTGATTGTCGAAGCGCGTAACCTCAACAAAACCAGCGGCACCTTCATCAATACGATCATGAAGCACTGCCACGCTGATGGGCGCATACATTCACACATAAACCAAATCCGCTCCGATGATGGCGGGACCGTGTCTGGCCGGATCAGTATGAATAATCCGAACTTGCAGCAAATCCCTGCGCGGGACCCGGAACTTGGACCTTTGATCCGTAGCCTGTTCTTGCCGGAAGAAGATGAGCAGTGGGCGGCAATTGACTTCTCGCAACAGGAACCGCGGATCTTGGTTCACTATGCACACGTATATGGCAAAAGCCGGAACCTTGAACTTAACGGGGTAAGCGAATTTGTAGACGGCTACCGTGAAAATCCCGACATGGACTTCCATACGATGGTTGCAGAAATGGCCGGGATTGGTCGCAAACAGGCCAAGGTGATCAATCTTGGTATGATGTACGGCATGGGCGTAAATAAACTGTCAGAGCAGTTGGACATACCGGTGGACGAAGCCAAAACAATCATCCGCCAGTATCACAGCCGTGTGCCTTTTGTAAAAGGTCTCATGACCGGCGTGCAGAACCGGCTGAATGACCAGAGCAGTAGCGGGTCCATCCGTTCCATACTAGGCCGCAAGTGCCGGTTTGATCTGTGGGAACCAGATACGTTTGGGATGAACAAGGCGCTGCCTTACCGCGAAGCTGTGCAAGAGTATGGCGAAACTACGCGCTTGAAGCGGGCCTACACTTACAAAGCATTGAACCGTCTTATCCAAGCGTCTGCCGCGGACATGACCAAGCAGGCAATGGTCAACCTATATAAAGCGGGCAAGACCCCAATGATCCAAATCCACGACGAGATGGCTATGTCTGTGAAAAACAAAACAGAGGCCGCGGAAATCGCTGAGATCATGGAGCAGGCCGTGCTCCTAGAAATACCAAACAAATGCGATATTGAACTGGGTCCAAGCTGGGGTGAGGCAAAATAAACTCTTGCGTTTACTGATAAAATCACATACATTCGCGTATAAGCTTGGAGTGTTTTATGGATACCGAAAAATACAAATCAGTCATTGTTCCGATTGACGTTTATCAAGAACTAAAAAATCGGGCCAACAATGAAGGCCGGACCATTAGCGGATTGTTCCGGCTCGTCTGGCAAAACTATCAGAAGAATGTCAAAGAAAAGGCCGGATGATAGGGAGTGTCCCCATTGCAACGGAACCGGTGAAAAGCTACATGATTCATCGGTTGTAGACTTCATGTTCTTTGTAGAGGAAAGCCTTGAGGGCATTTGTTTGCATTGCAACGGCACTGGACAGCGTTTGCCCTATGACGATCTAACCGACGAACAAATATTAGAGGGGCTAGGGGACGGCTCAATAAAATTGAGCGACCTCGAATAAACCCTTGACATTCCCATAATATCACTTACTTTGGTGGTGGGTTTATGCGGTCCTGACTACCGCCATCCAACCCGCCTCTGTAGTGGAACCCTCCAAAGTATCCCAAGTCCTTTGGAGGGTTTTTCTTTGACATATATCGCATAATGTCGTATACAATTGTATGATCCATAAAAGAGGAGTACCATTGATGGACATTTTTGCAGAAATATTTGACCCTAAATCAATTCAACGTGAGGAAGCAGCAATGAACACGGCACCGCAAGTAAACACCCGAAAAGAACCTATGCGGTTTCCAGAAGCTGTAGCCAATGTCGAAAAACTAATTAACAGAGAAACCGCCCAACTGGAGGCGGACGGTAAACCTAATAAGGCAAAGGAGCTCCGACAGAGTTGGCGAAGAATATTACAAGGCTAGACATCGAAGTGTTTTTCGATAAGGCACAAGAGAAGACGCACGAGCTCATGGACGAGCTAGAGCTTCAAGGAGATGGTGGCACCACCGCTGTCTCCGCGGCTCTAACCGCGCTTATATTTCGTATTTTGATAAACTCGCCGTCAATACCAGTAGCAACAGGGCTTATAGCCGTGTGTATGCAAAACGCAGCCGTGATGGCTGCTGAAATAGAAAAAGACGATGAAACGGAGGTGCACTGATGAGCCACCTAACAACAGCTATTCTAGTAGCAATCGGGACTGTCCTGTCCGAATTACTCCTGTAAAATTTCCGGTAGTTCGTCTGGCTCTGCAAGGGCCGGATTGAACAACGGTACGCAAGCCGCGAACGAAAAACCCCCGTGCGGCTCCGAAGCATTAAAATCCTCTGCCTCTTGTACACATTCCATTGCTGACATGGCGTCGTATTTAGCGTCAATCATGTATTTGAATTCGCCGGTATACGGCATCACAAATATTAAAACAACAAAATCAAACATGGTCCTCTAACTTGTCTATTGGTTCATGTAAAAGGCCGTCGTAATCCGCGCCGCGGTTCACGGACCTCGTGTAGCTGTCGCATCTTACTCCGCCGGGGCACTCCGCACAGGTAACAGGATCGCAATCTGATTGTGCTTTTGTAGAGCGCGACGGAAAGAAATTTTGTGTAACAGACCAAGGTGAATAAGTTGTCATGGTGTTTCCTCCCAGAAAATACAATTTACCTTACCACGCCACGCCGTTCCGAACCATGCCACACCAGACCTCACCAAATCTCAACCGC